GATTTACCCCATGGAAGTTTTATAGATAATTTGTAAATTTTAGTTTTTACTAACTTTTAATTATTGGTTTCACTTCAATAAATATTTTTATACAGCTTTGCTGATTATATTCCGGCGTACCGGATGTAAGCGAGTTATAATTAAGCATATGGCACTGAGGTTGAACCTCTTTAAGCACATATGTATAACTCTATACGAATATCCTATTTTAGTAGGATCTAATGTTCAATTGTTATAAACACAACAATTTATACATTTATCTAACTTTCAGTAGTTTTTTCCGTGATGATTCACGTTAAAAATCCGTCTACCTGACGCGTTAGCCTTCTTTTGAAGGCATCCACGAGATTAACGACCTCTGTGAGACAACACAGTCAAATCACCCTCCATAGTATTTAATACTAGTTTTTGGAGATTTCCACTTATTTGTGGATCTTAGCTCATAATATATTTACAACATATTATGGGAGCTTAGTCCCTTAATACAATTTTATATTGTATGAGTATATAGTGATATATGCCAGGCATTTAATATGTCGACCGGTGAATCTCGACTACCCGTCGAGTTGGTTATTATATTTGATTTGTTTAATTTATTAGAATTTTATAGCTTTATCTAGGGATTGGTTCCTAGAGTAACATGCGTTAACATGTTATTGCACCATTTAAATTACACATTTCTTATGTAATAAGAAAATTGTATGTATATACATACCGTTTACAACGTAAATGTAGTTACATTCGCACATAGTTTATATTTAAGGATACATATTTAACTTGAGTATATATGAAAACACAACATGGTTTATTTTTAGTCCTTGGTCGGTATATAGGTTTAATGCACCTATGTAGTCAAATTAACCATATTTGACCTAATTAAAATTATTGTACACCGTGTGAGTAGTATATATGATAGACCTATTTTGAAACTGTTACGGAGTGGCGCACGTGGTAAGTCCACAATTCTAAACACAGGAAGGAAGAAAGTATATGAGAATTATATATACAATTATGTTTGCTAATAGGCCCCGTTTAGGCCGTTGATCAATCTTGTCTCTTTATTGAGCCGAGAATTTCGACCCCACACCCCAACCAAATAATCAATTACAATTATAAGATCAAACGTGTGGATAGCAGCATTTAATCTTTGTAGAATTTTATTACAAAGGCTCATTTTAGAATGAGTAATTTCGATTCGCTAGTGTGTAACGACACTAGATTAGAAATTAACACCAAATTTACCAAGTTGATTAACGCGGTAAATTATAACAACACAATGGATAACCACTTACATATTGGAAAGCTATGTAAGAAGGCTTTGTGTTGCCGAAAAATTTCCAACAGTCAATCGACAGACTATAACACGAGTGTTTGTTCCATTTTGAGTACAATGGACACTAAAAACAAAAACGTACTTGCCAACCAATTAAGATTGTCCCCTAATAAGACACGAGTTATTAGAAACAAGTACCCCACAGTTATTCGTGGGGTTAGCGGTGAGTGCGAAAACTCTCAGTTTATGTCTCAACAGCTTCGTTTGTTGACACCTTTAATACCAGTGGTTTTACCCGTTGGTAACAAAATTGTTTACAGTGGAGACACGTTTGAACAATTTACATACGCAAATGTCACTAGATTTGATAGTGCGTATCGCGATTATGATGTAGTTATTAATACATTTAAATCACAGAGTTTTAAAGATATTATGGATGTCCGATTACCTGATGCTGTTCAGGCACAAATAACTAATTTATCAAATTTGATGCAATTGGTTGATACCACAGCATTTTCCGGTTTGTTTGATGCAAAACTTATGCATAAAATGGCCGATATTGGTTCATCTTTAATATTAATTTTAACAACTTTGTCACACGAGTGTTCGTATACGAATATTTTGACATCTGTTATTAAAATTTTGTGCCATTTAGAGTTGCCATTAGAGCAGCTTAATATGTGCCGGGAGAAGATAACAGAGATGCTTAGGACGTTCTTTGCGTCTATTCGTTCATTTACATCGCAGTCCATGTCCATTGGAGACATCGACACGACTATATTAAGATCCTTTTTCCAAGGTTCTTGGGATTTGCTATCAGATGAGATAGTAGTCACATGTACCACTTTCATTGCGAAATTGGCAGCCTTTTGGGCTACTATTGCTGGTGGTTTCGACACGACTGATTTTAAATTGTCGTCTTTGCCTATTTTGGTGGAGTTCATTCAAAAGAATCAATCTGATGTCACGGATATAGTAATCATTATTGGCGAAGCTTATTCCCATATTATTAACAATCTAAATGCCTTTTTTAAAGGCGACTTTAGCAGTTTATTGATGGGTAAGACGTCGACTAAAACCTTTGAAATTAGAGTAACGCGAGTTAACCAGATGTACAAGTTAGTTTCTGCTGGTGCAGAAGACGTTCTTAAAGACGAATTTAAAATATCATTCGTAGCGTTTGATATTGAGGTAGCAAAGTTAATTAAATTAGGTGATCGTATGATCACAAAGGCCAAAGATGCTCAAAAACCTGCCCTTAAACGTATTTTGGATGAGTTAAGACAAATTCAAGTTGAGCGTATTCAAGAAAAAGCTGAAATACAGACTAAAATTGCCGCTTTGGGAATTTGTTTTGTAGGAGGCTCAGGCGTCGGCAAGTCCTTTCTGACAGAGCGTACAGCAAAAGTATTAATTAGTGCGTACGGTGAGACACCAAGTAAAGATTTGATTGTTACAGGTTCTTTGAGCGAGAAATTTGACTCTAACGAGTTGCCGCGACACTTGATTATTCAATATGATGATGTTGCCAATAACTCTAACAATGAGAATTACGATAAGCTATTGAACGCAGTCAACCCTCAATCACGTCCTTTTATTAAGGCCGGTGTCGAGGAGAAAGGAAAGATGTTTCCAGGTAACATTGGTTGTATTATTTCTACTAACGTTCCCGGCTTGAACGCTGTTAAAATGTCTAACTGTCCAGATTCGATTTGTCGTCGTTTCTTACATATTGAAGTCAGATTAAAAGAATCTGCTGATATTTGTGAGGAAGGTACACGTCGTATTGACCCAACAAAAGCAGTAGTTGATGGAAAGACCCGAATGGATATTTGGGAATTTCACGTCTACCAATTTGTTACATTCGACCCTTTGACTCCTGAGATGAGTAAAAGGGGAATTAAGACATGGGAAGGTATGCAAGTGCTCGAGCTTAAGTGGACTGAGAAGTCTTTAGAAGACCAGACATACTGGGATCTAGCTCAGTTTTTAGCTGCACGTGCTAGAACACATTTCGAAAAGCAACGTAGTTTGCTGGCAACATTGAATGATGGAACTGAGGATGTCTATTGCCAAACATGCAATATTCCAGAGAGTATTTGTACGTGTGGTGCTGAATCTCAATTCCTAGACGCGTTGCAAATGTCCACATTACAGAGGTTAAATGATACTTACACCATTCTAAACGATTATCGTATAGATGTACTGAACCAAGTTAAATTTTGTGCGGCTGTACGAGTTATGACTCGTAATCTGTCCAAGAATTTGATTTTCACAGGTTTAACAACGTTATTTAGTATGCCTGTAATTATGGCATTTTTGGCGGGTTATAATTTATCAATTATTGAGTATCTAACCTTTATGATCGTATCTTATATAGGTATTTTCATATATGTGTTTGCTAGGTGCTTTGCACAAATTAAAAAGGAATTATCTACACGCGACGGCGTATTAACTTTCTTGGCTGATGAGACTTCCGTGATTCTTCGCAAGTATCGTGATACGATGTTTGCCGGTTCTGCGGTTATACTATTTTTCTTATCTATTTATAAGATTTATAAGCCAAAGAGTCAATTTTTGAGTTTCACTGAAAGTCAACCCGAGGTTTTAGTATCTTCCACTAAATTGTCTGAGACGTCCCGAACTACAACTGTAGAACAGTTAACCCCTCATGTCAAAAAAGACTTGGGCGTATTGACTGTTTTTGCAAAAGGGAAGACAGACATGTGTTTAGTGTTCCCTATTAAAGGGAATATGTTTATGACCGTTAATCATATGTTACCTGAGGAAGGCGACGTTGATTTGATGATTGAGCATGAAGATGGCGCGGTTAAAACCGTCGCTCGTCAAAAAATTTGCCAACACCATATTTCACGCAATAAAGATAAGGATATGGCCATTTTTTACGTTCCGTCGGCCGTCCCACGTAAGGAATATTTACGATATTTCCCAGGGGATGTTGTTTATCACACGTCTGTGGCAGTATCTCTTATAACTAAAGATTTGTTTACAAAACGCGCGACAGCGACGTCGACGCGTTTAACCAGAAAATTTGGTTACGGGCAAAATTATATCCGCACTGATAAGGCTAATTTGTACTGCCCATACCAATATTTGTTAGACACTGATACCCAAAATGGTATGTGTATGTCCGTTATCATGGATTATGAGCGTAGTATTATTTACGGGTTTCATGTTGCTGGTAACGGAAAAACTGGTCTAATGACTATGTTGTCAAATAAAGAGATTAACTCTATGATTGATAAGTTGGACGTATTTCCAGCTGTATCCAGAGGTGAACTTTATATGGGCAACAATGTTTTATCCCACGGGTTAGGTTTCATAGAAGCCGAATCCACAGATGAATCAGTTAATTTACCTATTGAAAATCACAATTTGCAATTACTTGGTGTATTGGCAGGAGCCGGAGCTACTTTTAAAGATCCGTTCAAAAAGTCCATGTTCTATAAGGATATAGTACAGGAATTTGGGCTACCTAATTATGCACCCCCACAAGAGATTAATAGTGTATTTCATAAACGTAAAGCCTTGTCAAAGTTGGCGCAACCATGTCAACAATTTGACTTACGTTCTGTAGAGCGCGCTAGCCAAGATTACTTGGCCCCTATTTTAACTTTGATAGATAATTTACCGAGTAGTGTTAGAGCAGAAATTGCGTTACCATTAAATATCAGTCAAGCACTTGATGGTATTGGTATTACAAGTTTGGGAGGGTTAAATAACTCCACATCAAACGGTTTTCCCTTTCGTGGGAAGAAACGCGATTTTCTAGCACGCGACGATTTTGATATTAATATAGCAAAATATCCTCGTGAATTAGTAACAAAAGATGGAGTTGATATTCAGGAAATTATGGAGTTATTTAAAGACAAATACTTGAACGGTGAGAGTTCAGGTATGGTTTTTAAATGCTCGATGAAGTGTAATGAATTACTTTCCATTAAGAAAGTGAAGGCCCGTGTATTCATGGGATGTAACTTCCCTTTCCTGCTTTTATGCAGAATGTATTTTAAGCCATTCATGCAGTTAATTAGTGCAAATCAACATTTGTTTGAAGCTGCATGTGGTACCGATATGAATTCAATTCAGGCGGAGGAGATGTACACTCATTTGACAAAACATGGGACTGAACACATAGTAGCACTTGATTATAGTGCTTTTGATCAGACTATGTCAGCTCAAGTGTCAACAGCGGCATCGAAAATTATATTGGATATTTTGCAGCGCTTAGGTTGCTCATCAGATCATTGTAAGATTGCTGCAGGATTATTAACTGATATTAATTATCCAGTTCTGCATTTCTTTGGTACTATGATACAATTGGCGAACAGTAATCCTTCAGGTCAACCACTGACCACTCAATTAAACGGTATCGTAAATTCTTTATATTTACGTATTTTCTTTTATGATTTATACCCTAAATTGCCTAGAGGTGTAACCTATCGCGACGTCGTTACCACTTTAACATATGGTGATGACAATATTAATGGCGTACATAAAGATTATCTTGAATTTAATGGACTTAATATAGTTGAAATTGGGAAGAAGTATGGATTAAATATTACTATGGCTGCTAAGGACGACGAAATTGTCGCTTTTACAGATATTAAACATAGTGGGTTTCTTAAGAGAAATTTCCGGTTTGATGAAAGTATAGGCCATATTGTGGCAATGATGGAAGAATCATCCATTTTGAAGGCTGTACATTGGTTTAAGAAAGGTCACCCACAAGGTGAAAGGACAGCTTTTGCCGAAAAAGCAGACGGTATGATGCGCAATGCGCGTTCCATATCACGTCCATTCTTTGAAGATATTAAGGGTAAGCTTTATAATATCGCAAAGAAGAATGATTTTGAGCACATTATTACATGGTATGATTTTGATGAATTGAGTATTTTTGTGAAAGATCAATATTACACTAATTATCGTCCTGGGTTTTATTACCCTGAGTTTGAATTTGAATCACAGGCGCTATCTATCGATTGCCCTGAAACAACAGATGTGTTATTGCATTTTCCAGATGTTCAGGCGCAGGCGTTATACATTATTACACATGGTAACGAAGCTCGCGATCCCTGTATGTTAATAGACGGC